AAGGCATTTGTGATAGTAGCAAAGTGAATTTGGTTCTTAGCGCACCACTTCTTAAACGGACCGCTGGCAATAAATATGCGGCGTGTGTCAGGCTCACAGCGAATAAGCAGCTCCCCGCGAGGCTCGACCGATGGGACAACCATTGTGTCACCAGCCATAGGCTCATTGCGCACGATCAACAGGTTGTTGTAGTTCTCAGCCATATACCCTGCGATGTGCTCTTCAACCGTGCTGCTGGACTGCGTGATAACCTTCGATGTGTCAAACATATGCGCCGCTACCCACCGTGCCACTCGCTCTACGGGGATGTCGTGCAAACCGAGACTGTGTGCGATCGTGCCACCTGTTAACGCAATAGCCGCCATGGTTGACCAAATACGCTCTCGTTGAGTGAGGTTAGCCGCCGCATCAGTCTTTTCTTGTGTGCGCCGCAACATCCCAATGACCTCGGTTTGATGATTCATGATGTATCGCATGTAAGGCAACCACGCCATCCCGTAGTTATGATCTAACTGCGGAAATAGTAGATCGGTGTATGACTTCGGATACTTAGTGTTGCGCTGCACTTCGACCTCGATCACCCGCATAAGCTCGCCCTCGGGGAAACTCTTGTTCATGTATAGCTTGTCCGCCACGCTGGAGTTCGACGTGGTTAGTGTCGGTGTTTGCCATGATGTCAGGTTCAGTCGCTCAGTGTTAGTGTGGGTCTCCATGCGGTTCTTGCCACGCCCTGAGGTGCTCGCGTACACCTGATCCGACAACTCTAGGGGCCTCATGTTGGTGATCTCGTCGATTGTCAGTGGCAGGTGCCGCATAACCCCAGCGCGGTGAATACGCACGTTATAGGTGTCGTCCTTCTGAAGGAGCAAGTCAAACGGGTGCCCCCAAATGCTGTTGGCCGCTAGTAGTGCTGAGGATTTACCAATACCCGAGTGCTCACTGACTAGGTTGTAGACCCCACCGCGCAAGGACGTGAATTGCATAAGCGGCGCACCGAAGCTCAAGAAAAGCGCAAATGCATATGCATCCATGTCCTCATTGGCGTAAAAGTTAATGACCTCCTTCCATTTGTGAAAATCACCACGCTCAGTCAGCGCAGGGATAATGTTGGTGTTTCTAGACGCAGGTGGTGCGTACACAATATCTTGGCCCTCAGGTTGCCCACCGATTAACTCCTTGGTACCCACAACGAACGTGCCATCGGCGGTCCAACCCATTTGCGATCTAACTTTCTCTGCTTGCTTTGTCATTTGTAAGTGCCTCAACCATTTTTTAACGTACATTAAATACTCACCAACTTGCTTTGGGTCTGTTGCCATAACACCATATTTAGCAAGCACATCCCGTAGACGATCCCGTGCAACAGCCTCGGACAGTGGGATAAAAAACTCCCGTACACCATCCAGCGGTAAATGCACACGAAACCAAAGTACTTCCCCAGCATCAGGGTCGTTCATTCGACGGGTCACATAAAAATCATACTCACATATCTGTACGGACGTATCTGGCTCGCCCGGCACCTTAACCACCTTGTGCACTCCCACACCCCCCTTAGGTCTAAAATACGGTGATGGGTACTCGGGGATAACAGACTTTATTGATGCCACAGGAATAGTCACATCGGCAGATAACGAAACTTCCACTGGTGCCACTACCGTGCGGTCTTCTTCGGTCTCAGCAGGGGCTACATATCTGCCCAACTGCGCGGGGGTTGCGATACGTCCCCTATGGGGGCATTTCTGGCAATGCTCAGATTCCACTCGTTCAAACGCTTGGCATGTATAGGGGCCATTGGTTTGCGCGGCTTTCTTCTCAGCATTTGTGTATGAGTAGTCAGGGTGCCCTTCGGATACCGCATGGATAGCATCTTCACGGTCTTCGCAAATCTGCGCGATAGACAGCCCCGCACGCCATAAAGGTTCAGGTAGTGCCTCACGGTTGTCACATATATGCTTCAGTTGTGCACAGGTATCCGACCGTGCCATTATGTTTTTAAATATAGTCACTCCGACAATAGATTTGGTCACGGCGTCGTCGGCGTACGTTATATCCGTGGGTACAGCAAAGGGTAGTTCATCTAGTGTATGGCTAGCAGGGGTTGCTTGTGTCGAGTCGCCTATCCCCAAGTGCGAAGCAAACGCCATCAGGCTTAACGCCTCATACGAATCAGTCAGGATCGCTGTGGGTTTAGGGTTATCAGGATCACGGTAGTTTAAGGAACCGGGGTATCGCAGTAGCCGTGCAGAATCCGTCGTGCATGATGTGTCTACCAACAGTCCGTTCTTTTGGGCTAGATTTTGCAAGCGTGTAGCAATGGGCTTCCACACTTCAGCGTCAAGCTCGGTGTCCACAGGCCAGTACACATGTATACCATTGCCAGAATTAACCCATATAGGATCAGGTAATCCTGACGCCAACAGAAAATCATGAATAGCAGTTGTTGCGGCTTCCTGTGACGCGTAGGACTTGTCATCACCCTTGGCGTCTATGTCTAACCAGAACGACCGCACTTTATCTACGGACGCCTGCCTGCGTTTGCCATGCTCTTTGAACGACGCAGGGGTGAAATATTGATGCACACCCGGTGCCACTGCGTCGCCTATCGTAACAAGTTCAGCAACGTCGTCTAAAAATACATGCTCGATCTTTGGATCTGCGATGGCCGCAAAACAATACACCCCTTGGCTCGGAGTTACTAAGCGAAAGAATTGTTCGGGGGTCATAGTATGTCTCTAGTTGTGTTTATTTGCGAGCGAGCAATGCAGTGAGCTTCTTTAAGTGCGTTGCATTAGGTTCGTACTTACCCGTAAACCAATCATAGACAGCCATACGTGACACACCGACTTTCAGTGCTATTTGACTAATAGGTATACCGCGCTCAATAGCCTTGACACCTAACTCCACCCCAGCGGGCGCAGGTAACTTAGCCAAGGCGCGTATTTTTTTTACAAACTCATAAGAGTATCCGCGCATCTCTATCTCCAATAGTGAATAGTGGGAGCAGGGGGGCCCTGCTCCCTTGACGACTACTTACTCGTCATCATCTGCCCACTGATCGAGCACTGACTGCACGTCTGCTTCTTTGGTCTTACCCTTAACTTTCGGCGGTGTCTCCTCCTCGTCGTCTGAGGTGGCTGCGGCTACTTTTGGTTTAGTAACACCCAACTTTGCGGCGGCTTTAGCAACAGTTTCAAACTCCTCGCCTGCGTCACTCGCCACATCGGCTTTAACGGTATAGCGCATGGTGATTGCTTCAAGGGCGTCTGTAGTGGCGCTACGCTCGCGGCATACGTCGTACTCTGCTTTCTCCAGTGGCCGGATGGGTTTGAATGTGAGCTTTGGTGTGGCTGAGTCTGTGTCAAACCGCATCTCTGTTACGACCGCAGTGATAGGTAGGTTGTGCGCATCTAAAAACTTAGCGTACTGACGTAGAGGCAACTTGCCCTTCTCACCCTTACCAAACACTGACTGCGACGGCAGCACTAGCTGCAACACATCACCCTCAAGATCGTTCTCTAATGCCACTGCCATCCAACGGCTGAATCGGCAAGCACGGCTATCGCCCTGACCCGAACCTTTGATGTTCTGCGGGCACTCGGCACAGCTACTGTGTTGGGGTGTAGGGATAACGCTGTCAGGCTTCACCCCATCCGATGACCAACATGCGGGGCCTGAGTTCTCGCCTTCCTTAAACACACCAGCGTAGAACGTGCGGTACTCAGTGGGCGCACTATTAAGGACGACCATGTTCATGGCACGGTCCTCGTTTCGCATAACCTCTTCACCGCCTACGATCTTGCGAAACACACTACCCTTAATCGAAATCTTTGGTGTACCGCCACCGCCAACCATGCTCTTAGTGATCTCATCTCGCGCAAGGTCCTTCAGGTACGCGGGTAGTTTGTCTTTGTTGAACAACGATAATTCACTCATGCTAGCTCTCCTGATTAACAGCGGGGGTGTTTGATACAAGTTTGTCTGCGGGTATGCTAAAGAACCGCACAACATCACTACAGAAAAACCGGTAATGGGTACCGATCTTTATGCTTGGTAAGGGATCTACTTCTCTACGTGCCACCCCCAGTATTGTGGCGCGGCTGACCCCTAATGCTCTTGCTACTTGCGCGGTCGTCATGGGACGTTCCGTTATCATGCTTTACTCCTTCTAATATTTACAGTGTATCGGTTATCGACGTTTAAACCTACGGGCATACTATCGGGGTTTTCCTTAATGAACTCCCGCATCTGAAGTTGCGAAACACGTCGCTCTAACAGATCGGGGGCTTGATGTTCCATAATGAATTTATGCATCGCTTCCCAATCGCTCGTCCAGTAGCGTGTTTGTACTGTGCGAGAAACCGTACCATATTTCGTACGTAAGCTGTCAGCTCCAGTGGTTTTGCATAGCTCGAGCAACTGACTCTCAACTAACTCCATTTGCTCTTTTACTGCGCTGTCCTGCTCGTCGTGTTGTGCCTTCAGTTGAGACCTGTAGTCCCGCATCTTAACGTAGGCATTAACTAGCTTGTCGGCTGTTGCGCTCATGGCTCTCTCCCTAATGAACTTCTATTGTAAAGGCACTTCTTTACATTGTCAATACCTCTTTAAACATTTCTAGCAAACTCTCACTGGTGTCCTCGCAAGTATCGAGGGCTTTGTACCGTTTACGCTCTACGGGACTGCCTTGTAACCGTACCACCAAACATTTATTTTTTTGCCCAGCGCGGTGAATACGTGCGTTTGCTTGCACATAAGTCTCGTAGGACATAATAGGCCCCCACCAAACAATCGTGTCTGCTGCATGTAGGGTAATCCCGTGTGACGCAGCTTGCGGTTGTATGATAAGCACCCTAGGATCGGGCTGCCCCTGAAAGCGTTTAATAATATCTGCGCGTTTGGTGGCGGACACCTTACCGTAAATCGTATCTACCGTATATTTTTTGGCAAGTAGCTTCTCTTGTAGTAGTTCGAGCGTATTGGTGTATGGCACGAACACGAGCACTTTATTATCTGTGCTCTCGATAACTTCTAATAACACTTTGAACCGTTCGCTGATGTCGAGCTCAACCGTGGCCCTGTCATCGGAGTACACCGCGCCGCAACTCACCTGCAATAGTTTCTGCAAGCCCACCGCTGCGTTCACTGCACTGATGGTTTCACCTGCGGCTTGTGCGGCCATATTCTTTCGCAACTGCTCGTAGAGTTTTAATTGCTGCTTGGTGAGCGGCACGTCTCGAGTGGTGTAGATAATATCTGGTAGGTCTAAACAGTCATCCTTGGTAAAGCGTATCGCAGGTTGCAGTAGCCGGTTCACCGTATCAATGGCATTGAGTTTCGGTAGCCACTTGAACGTGGTTACTTTAGCCATCACCGAGTCACGGTACACCCCGAACGATCGAGGCGCAGTTGTAGGGTGCATCATTTTCACCAACCCATATGCGTCTAGTGGGGACTGCGAGGCCGGGGTACCTGTAGCCATCCACAGCCATGTGTCAGGGCGCACTAATTTATTGATTGCCTTCCATCGGTTAGTGGTCGCGGTCTTCACGTAGTTCGCCTCGTCAATAATAATAAGGTCAAACCCCCCGTCCATTAGCTCCTTCTGCACGATCTCGATACCATCAAAGTTGATGATGACAAACTCTGCGGTCTGTGCGATAACGGCTTTCCGTTGCTCCCGTGTGCCGTGGGCCACATCAACACTGCGGTGCATCGCACCATGAAACAGATCATCCACCCATGCGGCTCGCATGACCGACACCGGACATATAACCAGTATCCGTTTGATCTGCTTTAGGCGCAGTAAGTAGTCGGCTGCCCAGATCATGCTAAGCGTTTTGCCCGTGCCGGGATCGTTAAACACGTACGCCCTACGATGCAGCGTTAGAAACGCAGCGGTATGTTTTTGATGCGCAAAGGGCTCTCGGTTGCCTGTCCACTTGTACTTAGCGATGATGGGGGATGGCACGTTCTTGATACGTAGATTCTTAAGCACCTGCGCCTCTTCGATCCCCCAATGCACCAACACGTTACTGCTACCATCGGCGTTCTGTGATAGCACTTGGCTCTTGGGTATGCACTCCAACACACGCTGCGGGCTGCGCAGTTTGAGCTTAAGCGCTTTGTTATCAATGATCTCCATCTCGTCTCCAAATAGACTACCGCTCCAAAGTGGTCTTTGAAGTTTAGGTAGGCCCCCGATAAAGCACGGGTTTTAAGCTGCGAAGCCTGCCAAGGAACGTCACTTAAGGTCGCTAACACCGGTACCTACTGATTTAGAGACTGCTTACTGCGCAATCCCTAAAGCGCTAGGCACTTACTTCTTTGGTGAGTTACGCTTCACCGATCCATCTGAGTTGCGGCTAAACGATTTGTTTTTATTCCCTGCAACCACACGCAGGTTTGACTTACTGTTTGCGCCACCCTTTGATATAGGTTTCTTATGATCTACATCATTGCCGTCACCCTTAGCCACCCGACCCTCACGAGCTAACTCTCGACGGGCTGCGTTGCGTTTGGCACGGTTTTTTTTCTGATCGTCTTTGCCTTGATAGGCGTCGTACTCTTGACGATAATCTCGTTTACTGGTTGCCATGATATTCCTTTAAGCCTTATACTTTTTCATTATCTTGTTCTCTTAGGTGCCCAGTGTTGACATGACACCACAGGGCACCACCCCTTACATAGCCCAGAGGGTGATGCGTTCCAAACCCCATGCTCAAACGCGCCTTCTAACCTTGCGACATCAGGTAGCCAATCCATCCACATCTTACTCGCATCATCAGCGCGATACTGCGTTGGCATCATTTTATCCTCAGGGCAAAACAACAGCCCTGCCTTAACCTTCGTGATGTTTGGGAACAACTTAAACACCGCTAGCGACATCAATTGCAACTGGCTCAAATCTGCGTTCTTTGACTTGCCAAACTTATAATCAATCATACGGGCGGTACCGGAGTCTTCGTTTATCACCAGCAAATCAATAGCCCCACGCAACCAAACGTCCTTAGCAAAAAACCCGCAGGGTTCCATGTCCTTGGTAAGCCCGAACTTATACTCACAGTGCTTGTCGCCCTTCAAATTCTTTAGTGTATCTAACTGGCGACGCATGAACTCGTACTTGCCCGGCAGGGCTTTGCCCTCAGAGATATACAGTTCAGCCGCTTTGTGGGCGTCGACACCGTACAGCATGATCTCTGAGAGGGACTCCTTAACGTCCTTCACAACTTTAAGGTGGTAGTACTTTTTGGGGCATGATTGAAACGTCTTAAGCGCCGAGTACGACCATGCTACGTTAGGCATACTAATCCTTGTGTTTATCTAAATCCCTGACGTGCGTCATTGCGAGTACAGTTAATCTTAATTCTACCATCGCCTTAGTACCTAGCGCTACTGCTGTATCATAGTCGCCGGTTAAAAACGCATTGCGCATATTCGCAATCATTTGCTTGGTGTTGATTAGGTATAGCGCGTAATCCGTGTCGTAGCTGTTCATTGTTAACAATCCGCAAGAGTGGGGCCAAACCCTGCTTCCGCGTCTAGCGGTATGCCGGGCATCCAAGTGGGGGCGATTCGCATTTGTGCAAGGACAAAGTCCACAGCCGCAGGTTCCTCCCCAACCTTCGCAAGAATATACAATGCGTCATGCACCGTCAATAGGGTATGGTACCGACGGTTTATAGGTAGCATCTGCTCAGCCATAACACACCGAGCTAAACTCTGCACAAGCCCTTGAAAAAACTTGGCGCCATACAAATACTCACGACCCTTGCGGGTGTGGTACGTCCACTTCTTCTTACCGTCCTCGGAAATCTGTTTGAGATCTGGGTACCGTAAATACAACCCAGACGGCAGTAGGCACCCCTGACGCCCTTGAACCTTCACCACCCCCATATGCCCATAGCTCCGGCTTTTACCGTGCAGTATCTGACGCAAACAATGTTCGCCATCGTCCCACGTAGACTTAACCTTGGCGTACTGTGTGCGGTACAGATCCACAATACGTTTAGACTCACCTTCCCCGATGTCTGTGCCCGAGCCGGTCTTAATCGCCATACGCAACTTACCCGCACCGACACCATAAATCAAGGACAATTGCGATGTCTTCCCAATAAACCTTTGCTCTTTGGTTACCTCATCGTAAGGTACCTCGAACACCTTAGACGCGAAGTCCTTGTATAGATCCTTACCCGCAGCCAACTGCTCGAGCTTATCCGTCTGCCCCGCCAACCACAACCCCACACGTAACTCGATGTTCGATAAGTCCGCACCGACAATACTGTAGCCCTCTGGGGCTTTGATCGCTTGCTTAAGTGTCACCTGACCACGGCTAGGTAGGTTCTGCATATTCACCGAGTCCATGCCTGACCAGCGAAACGTCCTAGCCCCTGCGTACTTTAACGGTATCGGGAACCTTCCCCGTGTAGCCATATCAATAAACCGTTCTGTGCGGGTCTCTTCCAACGTGGTCTTCACACCTAACCTTGCTGCAACCACCGCTTGCACCCTAGGGTCCTCATGCTCTTGCAGTGCCCTAAACCCATCATCGGTTTTCGCAAAAGCCCACGCTCGTTTACCTGTAGTAGCGCTAATCTTGGTCGGGGGTTCTACGTGCAGTGTCATCAGTAACCCAGCGAACTGCTCGTTAGAGCGCAATAACTTCTGTACCTCGTCGTTCTCCTCACCATCCATCAGCACCGATGCGGCTAGGGCGGGTTTACCAATTGCGGTCAATGTGTTAACTAAGTGTTGGCGCTTGGTGTCACGCACCTCTTGTAA